GCTTTCCTGAGTTCATTAATATTGACTGATACGCCCTCATTTTCTAGGTTTTCTACACGGCCTTTAACATTTCCGCCAGTTTCCAGTTCGCTGTTTTGAACAGCGATTTCCGGTGCGGTAACTGTTGCGCCTGTTTCCGTGTAGTATTCTGATACGTCCTTGTAGTTGAAATCTACAGGGATTCCTACTTCGCCTCCTTTTTGTGCCCAAGGTAGACAGCTTGTAAAATAGTCCTTTTCCCATGCACGTTGACGCATGGTGCAGATAGCTGCTATTTCATCCTGATCTATGCTAGCTGTCTTGTTTAGAGGGATTTTAGGCGAAAGGTTTTGATCCCTGTAATATTCGTTATATATAAGCTGGTAAGCTCTGAAGGGTAGTGCACTTATAGTCAATGGATTGAGAAGGGTTGATCCTTCGGGAATAGGCGGTATTCCTAAGTAATCGGCCAGAGAGCCTTTTCCGAAGTGTGGGGCTGAGTTTTGATCTACAAAGAATTTTGGGAAGGTAGGTTCGGCGAGTCCATCCTCGCCACCTGTAATAAAGTCCTCCCAATTGTCGAATAATAACCGGTAGGGTACTTCAAAATAGTGTACATATACGTTGACACGGTGCATAACCGGGGCGATCATGGGAGCGAGACGCATGAAAATTTCCGTATTCACCCGGAATTTATCATGAGGAATATAGTCCTGTACTAAAATTGGAATAAGGTCTCCCATGTTACATGACAGTTTTTTCTCATGTGAAAGGTCAAATGAATTTCTGCCGGGTCTTGTGTTAGCAATTGAATTGAATAATCGGTTCATAATTTTTTGTTTTTAGTGATATTCTTTGTTTTACGTATCTGATCTTGTACTTGTGATGATTTGTAAAAGGCGGGGTTTTCCCCCGCATCAAGTAGTTTTTTAAACTCTTTGTTGTCTGCTTTTTCTGCTTCTGCTTTAGCTCTTTTTGAGTTTTCTGATATTTCGTGTTTACTGAAGAATTTTTCCTTGTAGTATCTAGGCATTTTTTGTTTTTGCTCGTATGAGCGTACATAGAACGCTTTTTGCTCGTTATGGAATTTTTGGTTCCTGAGGTTAATATACTCTATGCCAATCCCTTTCGACATTATTGCGAAAGGTTTTGTCCGGCCTTCGTAGTCCACGTTCGGCGTGATTATGTAGCCGGTAACGTAATGTATTGAAGCCATTTCGACCGAGCCAATATGCACATGTCCTACAGGTTTTTGGTTTATGCTCCATGCTTTTTCAAGATGATTGCGTTCCTCAAATGCTAGATTGAATAATAGTAGATGATAATGTGGACGTTCGTAATGTCCGCCGTACTCACCCACTGAGTAATGTTTGATAGAAGGGTGTTTTAAGGCGATTTTCTGGACTTTCTCCGGTAATGTGGATATATACCTTGAATAATTAATTCTAAGGCGTTTTATAAAGTCCTGTAGGTCTTGTTTCCTTAAATCCGGTAATCCGGAAGTTTCAGAGTAAGGTAGGTGTTCATCATTGTACGTTAATGTGATGAATTTTGCTGCAATACTCTGTTTTAATTCGTGGTGCAATCTGAAGCTCCAGTCCGATCTTCTGGACTGGAGACAGGGAATGCACTTTCCACAAGGGGCGGTTATACGATTTGTACCGCCTATGTGGGGGTCAGGGATTGTGATAGGACTTGCACAGTCCATGTTTTAGAGCCTGACTCCACCCCTTGATACATAGTATCTGCGTGATGATTTTGAACCTCTGCTACGCTTTCTACGTCCGTAGCTTGAACGGGTTTTCCTTCTTGAACTTCTTCTGCGTCTGTAAGCCATAATTTTAGTTTTTATTGTGAGAATCTCCCATAAGGGGTTTTAATTACTTTTCCGTAGACATTCCTGCGTACAGGAGTCTTTAATTTAGGGGCTTTTCCTTTTGTGAATTTTCCGAGTTTTCCAAATTTTCCGAGCCTAGAGAGTCCGAAGGCTGATCCGGCAGCGGTTCCTACCATGCGCCCCCATTGTTGGGGATCGAACCATTTAAGCTTTTTAGCTCCTAGAGCTAGGCTTTGTTTTGCTAGTTCTGATTGAAGCATAGTTAATTGGAACTTTTCCTGCTCCATTTTTTCGCGGGTTTTCTTGATACCTAAGTCCCGGTATGCTCCTTCGTATCGGAAATCTTTAGCTACTCTTTCATCAATGCCACGTATAGTTAAGTCAATGCTTTTAATAGCATTTTCCGTCATTTTCATTGTGGTTGTGGCATTGTATAGTTTTGTGTTAGCTTCTGTGTTCTGCCGGTTGATTTCATCATTTTTCAATGATGATAGTTGTTGATATTTTCCTAGAATATCAAGGTTTAGATTTGGTGCACCCATTTTTGGTGCACCTACTGGTGATGCTGGGCCGGCTGCGTTACCGCCGGCTCCTTTTCCATATACTAGGTTGGGATTTAGTCCAGCTGCTTTTAATCTCGCCATTTGTTGTTCGGGAGAGTTATAGAGGTTTTGAGCTTCCCACATTTGTTTGTTGTAAGCTCTTGCTTTGTCTGCTTCTTGCCGGTTGGCTCTATTGGCCAACATTTGGCCAAAGATGTTACCACCGGTTTGTATCGCTTGTGCTGCTCCTGCTCCGATAGGCATTATCTAGAGATTTTAAAGTGAGAATTGTACCAAGGGAAGCGGATTTGTTGGCCTTGAAATTTACCCTTTTCGAAAGGGTAATTTGGACTTAAATCCCTATTGTTTTTAGGGGGGTCTATTTTCTCTTTTTTCATGATAGAAAGATAGGTTTTTTATTTTTTAGTTAAGACACTGGTTTTCAACACTGTGTCAATTAGCACTATATATCAAGTAGGTATAGTGCTTTTTTTCGGCTGTTTTGCCTCGCTGTTTTTGCTCCGTTTTACGGGGGTTTTTTAGGTGTTTTTTTTGGCTCTAAACTTCGTTTTCCGGGTCTGGCTAATGAAGCCACCCGGAAAGGGAGCCAAAGCTCTGTTTTCTCGGAGGGTGTTTTAGCCTCGTCAGTCGGTCGTTTTCTCTTCGTTCGCTTCTTCATTCGCTTCGCTCTTTTCGGCACTCGCTTTTTTCTTCCTTTTGCGTTCTTCCTTAGCATTATTTGCCTCCTCGATTTGAGCTGCTAGAGTATCCAGCGTTGCGGTTGCATCCGCTAGATCGTAACCGGGGGTTCTTGTTGGGTCTGGGTTGTCTATGTCCGGGTCGGGGTCGTAGCTCGGCATCTTGCCGATAGGGGGCATGATACCGGTCGTGAATTTAGCGTATAGTTCTTTGATTGTGTAGGCATCGCCGGGTATTGTTTCTGATTTCGAATCTACCGGTGTTAGGTCGCTTTCCTGTAGTTGGTAGTTGTATCGTGTTCTGATTTTTTTCGTTTCCATGTGTACGTTATTTGTGATTTGTATTGTGCAACTGGCGAAAAACAAAATTGGTATTACAAATAATCTTTTGTTTTTCATTTTCTTAGTTTTCTGATTATCAAGTTTATAACTTGACCAGGATCTGTCTTCCTGGTCAAGTTTGGTATGACATGTTACTTAGAGGTTCGGAGTTCCGAATAATGGTAACGGCCTAACGGCTTTAACGTTGTTATATAACTGCACGTATAATTTATCCGTGTCAGTTTCTTCTACAGCGAAGATTCGGTGCGTAGGATTCGATGTAACGAAGGTATCGTTAAGAGCTGGTTCTCCTTCGTAGATTTGTCCCATGTGCCAATATGAGAGATTATCCCTGAAATCTCCATGCACTGATGATTGTTGAAATTTATATTCGCTATAGCGAGATTGATAGCCGAAGACCTTCGGTTCGGCAGGAGGTGCGACTGTATAGTCGTGATAGAGTTCAGAGGTGTGTACTTCCTGTTCGCCCAAATGAGCGAAACTAGGCCAAGCGTATTGAAATTTGTCGAATTTCGTAAAATGCCTTGAAATTCCTTGTTGATAGGCTGTTCTAGGGATCGTGGACATTATTCCGAGTATAAGACCGTGTTCGGTGAAGGTTTGCTTAAACCGGTTGGAGTTTCCAACTGAGGTTCCGTGTCCGGCCATTTCGCCTACGGCCTGCAATGCCGGGTCTGCGCCTTGTGATCCTGCTTGGTTTAGTACCTCTGAGATTGTTACGGGGGCTTTTCCGCCACCTAAGTAAGTTGGTCGCTGTATGCGTGAATCTTTGGTTTTTATTCCAAAATGGTTCCATACAGACTCCGAATATCGGCTTCCGCCTCGGGCGTTTTTTTCCAACCATTCTTGCAACCGGTTGGCTTTCCTGAGTTCATTAATATTGACTGATACGCCCTCATTTTCTAGGTTTTCTACACGGCCTTTAACATTTCCGCCGGTTTCTAGTTCGCTGTTTTGAACAGCGATTTCCGGTGCGGTAACTGTAGCGCCGGTTTCGGTGTAGTATTCTGATACGTCCTTGTAGTTGAAATCTACAGGGATTCCTACTTCGCCACCTTTTTGTGCCCAAGGTAGACAGCTTGTAAAATAATCCTTTTCCCATGCACGTTGACGCATGGCGCAGATATTTGCTATTTCATCCTGATCGATGGAAGCTGTCTTGTTTAGAGGTACTTTCGGCGATAGGTTTTGATCCCTGTAATATTCGTTATATATAAGCTGGTAAGCTCTGAAGGGTAATGCACTAATAGTTAGTGGATTTAGTAAGGTTGCGCCTTCCGGAATAGGAGGTATTCCTAAGTAATCGGCCAAAGAGCCTTTTCCGAAATGTGGCGCTGAATTTTGATCCACAAAGAATTTTGGGAAGGTAGGTTCGGCGAGTCCATCCTCGCCACCTGTAATAAAGTCTTCCCAATTGTCGAATAATAACCGGTAGGGTACTTCAAAATAATGTACATATACGTTGACACGGTGCATAACCGGTGCGATCATGGGAGCGAGACGCATGAAAATTTCCGTATTCACCCGGAATTTATCATGAGGAATATAGTCCTGTACTAAAATTGGAATAAGGTCTCCCATGTTACATGACAGTTTTTTCTCATGTGAAAGATCGAATGAGTTTCTACCGGGTCTTGTGTTAGCAATTGA